GTTGATCTTATCCTATGCGGTTGGCTGCTGTTGCGCCATTACCGCCTGTTTCTCTATCTCCGCAGAAATCGCCGCGAAAAGCTCCTGTGCCCCCGGATAATCGGACGCCTTGATTGCAAGCGGGGCGATGATCCCCGCCAGTTGCGGGGCGTACTGCATCGTTTGCAGGAGGAAATCCACCATTTCCTGTCTCTGGGAGCTGTACGAGGCCCCGACAGATGCAATCAGGTCATACTTGCCGACACGCAGGTCATTTTCTACGGCCTCCCTTCCATTTTCGTCCAGGTAGGGGCGGTTGATTTTCACGATTTGTTCCTGACCATCTTCCCCGCGCACCCTCAAGGCCCTAGCCGTGTCGTAAATCTTGGGGATCAGGTCCAAAAGCTGCCGTCCGCTGTAAATGATGGCCCGCTGAAGGTTGTCCACAAAGGAATAGGTCCCCTTGTCGGACTGCTGGATCCTTGCCATGATCGCCTTCCCGCTTCGCTCATTCGACGCGGCCCCCTTCGCGGCTTCGTAGCGCCCCAAATGGTCCTCGATGTCCAGGGAGGACTGTTGAAGCATCGCCATGATTGCCGTGGGAATCTGTGCCTGTGGCTCGCGTGACGGCTTCTGGAGGCCCGCCACGGCGTTGTAGCGGATATACATGCGGTTGTGCCGGTGCGCTTCGTCCCATTCGTTCTCGAAGCCCTTGATTTGCCGATGATCCACGATAAACGGCATTTTCGGCGCAAGGGCCACGGTCTCGGTTGCCGCAGATGCCCAATAATTAAACATCTGCTGCGGCCCTTTCGCGCCACGGGCAAGCGACAGGTAGTATTTTTTCCCATCGGCCACGATCTCGTCCCCGAATACCGGGATGATCGGAATGTATGCCCCCGGCCACTCGGTCTCTTCCAGGACCTCGGCCCCGCTCATCTTGCACCACATGACCTTTTGCGTTTCGGCGGTTCGTTCGCGCACGATCCTGAGCCCGGCGGCCCGGATCATGTCGGGCGTGAGCCCATCCTTGCCCCCCAGGACCACCACTTCCCCATTGTCCAGAAGGGCGATTTTCTGCGAAACAGGCACCTTGTAGAAGTATTCCGCAATCCTTACCTTGTCTCCCTGCATCCAATCGCCGAACACCTGGGAGACGGAAGAACTGTCAAAATCGGACACATCCGCGCCTGGGTAGAGCTTTTTGTATGATTTCTTGTCGATGAGCTCCTCGACAAAGCAGTATTTCCCATCCTCCAGGGTGAACTCGGTCGCGAATGGGTCATAATGCACCGAAAAGGGGTTCACGATCCGCTTGATTCGGATGTCCTGGTTGAATGTGTCAGGCCCCTCGTACTCGGTTGTAAGCCGCCAGAACCCCGTAGAACACGAAATCGCATGGGAATAAGCCGTGTCGTAGGCGATCTCCGCAGAGGAAAGATATTCGATCTGACGAATCAGGCCGTTGTAAAGCTCGGCACGAGGCGGGTCCGCAACATCGTCCACCGGAATGACCTTTACCCTGGGCCGGTTCAACATCTGGTCGCCGCGAAGCTGCCGAATGAACTTCTGGAGCTTGTTGATGGTCAGAACCGGGCGGCCATCATTCTCCCTTTCGGCACGAATGGAAGCGGGCCATTGCCCTTCATCGACATCATAGACGAACTTCATGTCGTTGCGGGCCTCGTCGTAGATGTGCCGCCAGCCATCGGTAGCCTCTTTGTAGGCTTCCTTTGCGTCCTTCAGAAAGTCTTCATCGCCGCGCACTGACATTTAAGCCCCCATCCATGCCCCGGAAGAAGCGACCGCCCTTCTCGCGGGAAGCGGAACCACTTTCCGGTCAGAATATCTTGATTCTGTCAGGGTGTACCTATACCAATTCTCCATAAAGTGATCGTTTTCCTTGATCGGCTTCCCATTGTCATCGAACACCCACCGCTTGACTTCGTAAATATGCCGTTCGCAGGTGTCGAAAATAAAGCAGGTCGGCATCCGGTTTGGGCCGCGAAGCCATGTCTGGATATTCTTGATCCCGCTATCCTTGTCCTTGGACGCCACATGAAGGGTGATACCCCTCTCGCTCAGCTTTTCATCGAGAATCGAAAAGGTGTCCCGGATGTTGGACCCAAGGGCGTTCCGCATATAGGCGGTGTCTCCCTTACTCAGGGGGTCGATGTAGGCATCCTCGATTTCCCACCCATGAATACGGACCTTCCTTATAATGTCGTCGGCGATTTCTTCGGCGCTCAGGTTCTCCCAGGTCTCGGCAATGCAATAATGAAGGTCATGCGGGTCCACCGCCCAATAGGAAACCGCCTGCGGGGTCGAAAGGTGAAAGTCGATCATGACAGTGACAGGCCAGTCGGCAGGAACCTCAAAGGGCTTGATGACATGGATGTTGTCGTCAAACTCCTTGAGAACCCTTCCCACCAGGGCCTTAAACTGCCCGAACACGCGGGGCGGAACGTCCGCCGGGTCGATGTCCTTGATAAACTTCAGAATCTTGAGCTTCCCGACATCCTCCATCTTCTCCGGGCCGGAAACAACTGTCTCCAGGTATCGCTCTGCGGCAAATCCCCGGTCAGACACCGGAAGCCCCTTCTCCTTGTCATCATAAAGAAGCAGGTCGAAGAACTTCCGCCGCTGCATCAATTCAAGCCCCATGTCCCTCAATACGCGGTGGTCGGACTTGTAAAGATCCGGGTTGTCGGTGATGTTCATGTTGTCCACGATGGCAATGTCACGCCGCCCGGAAAGTACGATTTCGTCCAGTATCCAGGCTTCCTTTAATGGGGTCAGCGACAAAAGGGTCTTCCCGCAATCGAGAAGAAGCCCGCGGGACATGGCGGAATATTTGCTTTTGGGGGGAGGTTCGTCCATAATCACGCCCTGCGCCCGGAAGGATTCAAACAGGTCGTCGTCCTGCGAATAGGACATGATTGTGAGGGTAGACTTGTTCATCCACTCGAAATAGTACTCCACACCCTGTTCGTTCTTCTTGGTGGTGTACCAGTTGGCCGGCGCCCATTTCCTGATTTCCGGCACCAGCACACGCCCGATGTGCAGCTTCCAGTCTTCCCCGGTCAGAATCAGGTTGACCGGCGGCTTGATCCCCAGGGAAGAGGTCCGGTAATAATGCCCCCCAGCCTCAAAAGCATCCGCGTCCCCCTTCTTCCTCGGCTCCCAGGGCTCGTACCCAAGAAGCCAGGACAGCAGAATGCAGATAGCAGACGCACTCTTCCCGATCTTGTTCGAAGAAATGGCGGCTATGGTGCTTTTCTGGTGGCACGCCTCGATCAGCCTTCTTTGCCATGGATAGGGCTCCCAGAAGAATACCCGGTGAGCATTCGCAAACGCCTCCAGGCGCTCCTCCGAAGTCTCTCCCGTTATCTTGAGCCCGGCATCCTTAGCCATCCATCTTCCCTTCCTTGCTCTTCCCGGAAACAACCGGCCTGCGGGGCTTCCTCAAGGGAACGTTCTTTCTCCCCGGCTTCGGGCCAGGGGGCCTCTTCGCCACCTTCTCCCCGGACTTCAGGCCCCGCTCGATCTCCCCCACGATGCGGAACAGCATCTTGACCGCCGCATCCATATCCTTTGTGTTCTGCTCCAGGTCTATGACCCTATCGAGGATCGTTCTGTCGCCCATCCTCAACAGTCCCCAACCGAACAAGGCTCGCCCGGATCAACAGGAGGCCACTCATGAATCTTCAGATCCGCCGTAAGCCTGCTCACAAACACCTTCATAATGCACTCGTAGCAAATAGACGCCTCTCCAAGCTCAAAGAGGTGAACAACAAGCAAAGCCCGCACTTCCCGCAGATATCGCAACCACGGCCATCCTGGACGTCCACAACACCCTCGTTTTCATTCAAGAGAAGCATATTGACCCTTTTGCTTTTCGGAGGTATGAGGGGGGAAGTGAATTTCTACCCCCCCGGTCGCCTCCTGGCCCTGTACCCCCCCTACCCCTGGATCAGCTCGCCTCTCGCGCCCTGGAGGCGGAGCCCAGGACCAGGCCGGAGGAGGAGGACGCCCTGACCATGGATCTACCCGCCGCCATGCCCCGAATCACACCGATCATCCCGTAATGGCGCATAAGGTCCATAATGTAAACTTGGGCTCGTGTCTAACCTGCCGTTATCGTTCGATGTTTCAGATTCTATCATGTTATGGCTATCATTATCCTGTATCGTATCGCCGCTAAACATCGATATCGTCGGCCTCCTGGATCTCCCTCCTGGCTCCCCTCAGAGCCTCCAGGTCCGCGTGCACTGACATCATATTGCTAGTAGATTGGCCGCGTTCCAGGCGTTCTTTATCGTATAATTGGCAGGCTGCGAGTACTGCGCTGGCGGCTGGCATTTTTTTGATCGACTCATCGTCAATGGCGCCAAGGAGCCTCACTTGCAATCTCGCCAGTATATCCGCCCTATGTTTTTTATATGTGTCTGTGTCTGCGTTTGGTAGTAAGTCTTTGATTTGCTTATTGATTGCCTGTGGCGAGACGCCTTGGATCGCTGCAATCTCTCGGTATGTTGCGCCGCCCCGCCGTAGCTCTACCGCTCGCAACTTATCAACCCTCCCGACTCTTGGCATCCTGCCTCTTGTGGCCTCCCTGATCGTCCGTGCTGGTGTCACGCCGCCGGGATGCGCTATCGCGCCCCCTCTGGCTGTACTGTGCGGAGTGAGTCCGCCTGCGCGTTTATCTCTATATGTAGCACGCGTTTCAACCCCC